GCCCTATTCCGCCAAACCTCATGTGCTGTTCTACACCACCAAGCGGGTTGGCGGCGGTCTGACTGACTTTGACGGCGTCAAGCTGATCAAATTCGGCACGAGCTAAGGAGAAACGATCATGCATATGACTGACATGCGTTCCGAAACCCGGGTGGCGTTTGGCATTCTTGCCACGCTGTCCGGGGTCACCCCGGCGAAGGGCAATATCGTTGACGTGAAGGATTTTGGTTCTGCCACTCTGGCGCTCCAAACCGGCACTGTTACCGATGCTGGCACGACTTCCGGCTTTTCCTTCGAGGTTCAGGAAAGCGACACGGATGCCGACGCCGATTTCACCGCTGTTGCGGATGCTGACCTTGTCGGAACTGAGGCCGCTCTGACGGTGACCTTGGACACTGACGACAATGTCGCCATTGGTTCCATCGGTTACATCGGCACGAAGCGATATATTCGTGTTGTCGCAACCGGCACGACTGGCACTGACGCGACCGTTGCGGGGATGTGGTCCCTGCAAAAGCCGCGCTATGCGCCTGACGGAACTGCAGCGGCGAATATTGCTGCAACGTAAGTTTTGGTGTGGGGCGGTCTTGTGTCGCCCCCATCCTAAGCCTACGGGAGAAGTTAAATGCCGAAACTGAAAGATGACATTTGGGCCGTTGCTGACGGTGAAATTCATCCGCGCTTGTTTAAAGCTGGCGAAGACGTGTCTGGCGGCGTTGCTGACGCGGCAAGGGACCAAGGCAAGTTGGCAGGCAATGAAAAACGCAAACCACGCCAGAAGGCGATGAAAGCGCCGGAGAACAAGTAAATGGGAAACGCCTACGGTCATAGCCTTCATAAGCCTGACGGCGTGTTTTCGTCGCTCGTATCTGGTCCAGACACAGATCTGATCACTATTGCTGAGGCCAAGGCCCATCTTCGTGTAGACGCTTCCGATGAGGACATGTTGATTTACAATTTGGTGCAGGCTGCGACGGACTATATGGATGCAGAGCACGGCATCTTAGGCCGCGCATTGATTACGCAGCGCTGGCAACTAACGCTTGCGGCTTCACCTTCAACCGGTCACTTGCATTTGCCAATTGGCCGCGTCCAGCAAGTTGTGACAGTCAAGTATTACGACACGAGCAACGTGGAACAAACGCTTGCAAGTGATCAATATCGCCTGATCACCAACGACGAGGATGCAGTGATTGAGCTTGTGGCGGGGGCATCTTGGCCCGCTGTTTACGACCGGACGGACGCTTTTTGGGTGCAATATGACACTGGTTACGGCGATACGGCTGCTGATGTTCCGCAGGCGATCAGACATGCCGGGCTTTTGCTTGTCGGGCTGTGGTTTGAAGACAGGGTTGCTGCGGGCGTTCAGAAGTTTGAAGAATTGCCATTTGGCGTTCGGGCGCTTTTGGCAAATTACAGGGTTTCTCGGGGGTTCATGTGATGCGTCCCGGCAAGCTTGACCAGCGCATAACCATTCAGAGCGCGTCAGAGGCGACTGGAAGCATGGGCGACGTGTCGAAGACGTGGGGAACCCTTGCGACGGTTTGGGCCGATGTGGCCCATGCCACGGGGCGCGAGGCGCTGGCAGATGACCGCACCATGGCAACGGCGCAAACCAAGTTCACCATCCGCAACCGTTCGGACGTAACGGAGGCCATGCGGATCGTGTGGGGCGGTGACACCTACAATATTCGCAGCGTGAACCGCGCTGGCGGGCGGCGCATGTATCTGGACATTATCGCGGAGCGGGGTGTGGGCAATGAGAATTGAAACCACACTGACCGGCGCTGACGACGTTCGGCGCATTCTCGACCAGATCGGGCCGCGTGAGGCAAAAAACATCATGCGCGCAACGGTTGGCGACATGGCCGCAGGCATTCGCAAGGATGCGCGGCAAGAGGCCCCGGTCGATGATGGAGATTTGAAGCGTTCTATCAAGGTAAAGCGCCGTCGCGTCGTTATGGGCCGCGTTCGTGCTGACGTGGTCGTTGAACGAAAAGCGTTCTATTGGCGCTTTGTTGAATACGGCACCAGAGAACAGTCGGAAAACGCTTTTTTCACGCGGGCGCTGGAAAAGTTCCGGGGGCAGGCTATGGATCGGTTTCTAGGTTCTTTCGTCAAGAAGTTCGAAGCACGTCTGGCAAGGTTGCGCAACAATGGCCGTTGAAATTGACCTGCAAGCGGCAATCTACGCCCGTCTGAATGATCAAATTGTAGGCGTCGGAAAGGACTGTCAGGCAATTTATGACTATGCGCCGGAAGGCGCGACATATCCGTACGTCACATTCGGGGAAATCCAGTTTCCTAGCGAAGATGCACAGACGCGCAACCGCTTCAACGTTCTTGTGCGCCTGCACACGTGGTCGCGCGCCGGTTCAAGCCGGGAAGCCAAGACAATTCAGGGCGACATTTATGCGGCGCTGCATGATTACGATCTGACCGTTGCAAACGATGGCGGCGGCGCTGCCGAGTGGCTTTGCTATTCTTTGTTGCGTGAAACCAGCTTTGCACAAAAAGACCCTGACGGCACCATTCACGGGGTCTGCGAGTATCGCGCCCTCGTGCATTCCGCGTAATGCGGCCTAGCCTGTTCATCGCGCCTTGGGCAAGCGCAATCACTAGAAGGAGCCAACACCATGGCTAACTCGGCAGGCCGCGACTTTGTTCTGGCCAAAAACAGCACGACAATCGCCTCTGTGCGGTCCAAATCTGTCACTTGGAATGGCAACCTGATCGACGTGACGAACGACGACGATGATGGCGCGACGACCTATCTTGCCGACGAGTTCGCAAGCACGTCGCTTGAAATCAGCGTTGAAGGTCTGACCGATGATGACGTTTTGTCGGACCTGGCGTTTGTTGCGACAAGTTCCAGCAAGCACCTTTCGGACATCACTCTGACGCGCCCGAATGGGGATGCCATTTCCGGCACCTTCATTCTGACCAACTACCAGGAGACAGGGCAGTATGAGGACGCAGTGACCTTCACCGCGACGCTTGTGCGCTCCGGCATCCACACTTGGACCCCGGCAGTGTAATGAAGGGGTTTGATGCAATTGAACTGGCTTGGGGCGGGGAAACCTTTTCCGTCCCAGCCACGTCGCAAATGGAACTGATTTTGCGCGTCGAGACTGGCTTGATTGCCGGTCGGGACACGCAGGCATTCAAGGTTTTGACGCAGCGCAGCGGACCGCCCCTGGCGTTGTTTGCAAAGGTCTATGCAGATGCTCTGATTTACGCGGGGGCGCGCGTGACACATATCGAGGTTTTCCGCGCCCTTAGCGAAAACCTGCATTCTGGTGGTGGCGATATGTTCATTGCCGCGCAACACGACATGCTCAAAATTCTGGGCCTGCTTGCGCCGGATGAACCGGAAGGCAAAGCGAAGGCGAAGACCGGAAAAAAGGCGACGTCAGCGGGAGCGTAGCGCGCGCCGCCTACCAGATGCTTGTCGGGCAAGGGTGGGTGTCTCCCGTTGATTTTTGGAAGCTTCGCCCCGGCGAGGTTTGGATGATTTTCAAATCAAAAGCGCCGCCCGCAGAAGAACAAAAGTGGGCCAGCCTTTACGATCTCTTGAAAGGTTCAAAGGATGAGTAGAGCCGTTGGCGACATTGCAATTCAGCTTCACGCCGATATTGCGCCGTTTGAACGCAATATGGATCGCGCGGGCCGGTCCGTGCGCCAATTTGAACAGCGCGGGACCCGTATGGGCGCAAGCCTTGTGGCGGTCGGTGCACGTGTTGCGGCGGCTGGTGCGGCCATGGCGGCGGCGGTCGGGGCTGTTGCCGTTGCGGGCGCTGGCACGGCGCGCGAATTGCAAAACATGGCGCGGGTTTCTAACACCAGCGTCGAGAACTTTCAGCAGCTTGCCTATGCCGCGCGGTCTGTTGGTATCGAGGGCGACAAGCTGGCGGATATTTTCCGCGACGTGCAAGATCGGGTTGGCGACTTTTTGTCAACCGGCGGCGGGCCGATGGCGGATTTCTTCGAGAACATCGCGCCGCAAATCGGCATTACGGCTGACGCATTTGCGCAGCTATCGGGACCGCAGGCGCTTCAACTTTACGTTGACAGCCTAGAAGCAGCCAATCTCTCACAGTCTGAAATGACGTTTTATCTTGAGGCGATGGCCTCAGATGCGTCTGACCTGTTGCCGCTGTTGCGGGCGAACGGGCAGGAAATGGCTGCGCTTGCCGCAGAGGCGTCCAATCTGGGAACCGTCCTTGACACTGAGACGGTTGCGCGGGCGGCAGAGGCTCAAGAGTCGTTTGACCAGATGACCGCAACGCTTTCCTCGGCGGCAGTTGAAATTACCGGAACGGTCGGGCCAGCGATTGAGGGGCTGGCGCGCATTCTGGTTTCCTTGGTTCGCGGGCTTGATACGGCGGTGACGGCGGTTGTTAACTTCCTTGCGCCTCAGTCTGATCTGGAAATTGCGACTGACAATCTTGTCGCTGCGATGGGCGACGAAATCCAACAATCGCAGCTTTTGGCGCGGGCGCTTGGAACGTCTAACAGCATGTCGGAACAGGCCGCGCGGAACGCCTTGGCAGAAGCGCAGGCGCGCTATCAGAATGTGCAAGCGATCATTGAGGAAAGGCGCGCGCTGGCACTTGGGTCTGATGAATTTTCTAGTTTGTCGGAAGGAATTGAAGGCGCACAAGCCAACCTGCGAAGGCTTGCCGCCCCTGGGGCTGATGCAGGGCAAATTCCACGCCAGTTAGCCGATGCATATGAAGAACAGGAACGCACACTTGTAAGTCTGTTGCAGCGTCGCCAAGAGCTAATCGCCACAGATGCGGAAATGGAAGATCAATCGGCTAGAACGCTTGAAAACATCACCGCTCTTGAGGAAGCGCTCTCCCGCGCCAGCGGTGGCGTCGTCACGTTTGGAGATCCACTTAATCCAATCGACCCTTCCGACCGCGAAGAACTTGGCGGTGGCGGCGGTGGCGGCGGATACGGGCAAACCGACCTTGAGGCTTTGCTTGAAAGCTTCATGACCGAGCAGGAAATGTTGCAGGAAAACTATGATCGGCAGTTGGAAATGCTGCGCGAGTTCCGCGACCAGCGCCTGATTACCGAGGAAGAATATAACGACCTTGAGCGGCAGTTGACGGAACAGCACCAGCGCGAACTTGCCGACGCAGAAGCGCAATCGCAGCGGCAACGGATGGGGCAAATTTCCGGCGCATTGGGCGAAATGGCTGGCATCATCGAGAGCTATGGCAACAGCAATCTAGAGGTTGTTCGCGGCTTGAGGATTGCGGAAGCTGTTATCGACGGGATCAGTGCCGCGCAATCGGCATGGCGTCACGGCATGGCGACGGGCGGGCCTGCCCTTGCGGCGGCTTATACGGCCATGTCACTTGCCCGAACTGGCGGCATGATTTCGCAGCTTAGATCGTCTGGCAAAGGCGGCAGTGCCGGTGGCGGCGCGGCTGGCGGTGGTGCTGTAAGCGGCGGGGCGGCGCAAAGCCCGCAAGTCTCGCGCAACGTGGCGATCCAGCTAACCGGCGGCAACATGTTCTCGCGCGATCAGGTCTTGCAACTGATTAACCAGATCAACGAATCAGTGGAAGACGGCGCTATCGTGAGGGTTGTCTGATGACTGTCATTTTCCAAACCAGCTACAGCTTGCCGGGTTCTGACGAGCCTCTGACACATGCGCGGATTGCTCATAGCATGAACTGGCTGACCGGTGGCACTGTCACGGCATCCAGCACGGCAACGGGCTACTTTGCGGACGGGCCGGACAATTCGCTTACCTATGAGAAGTGGAAGCCGTCCAGCCTTTCCGCGACGTGGGAATATGACCACGGCTCGACCGCGACTTGCGACTATTGCTGCATCGCGGCGCACACCATGGGCACGAACGGCAACACGTTGCAGGTGCAATACTGGAACGGCTCAAGCTGGTCTGGCCTTATCCCGGCCACGGCAATCACGTCCGACGCGCCGATCATGTGCATCTTCGGGCAACAGACGCGGCAGCGGTGGCGCATTCAGGTCAGCAGCGGGACAGCCCCGACGATTGGCGCTGTCAAGTTTGGTCTGTCCATGCAAATGCAGCGCCCGCTGTTTGGTGGTCACGCGCCAATCAATACGGCACGACAAACCGTCATGCGGAGCAACTACAGCGAGACAGGCGAGTTTTTGGGCCGGTCAATTCAGCGCACATACGGCGCAACGGATTACGCATGGCAGCACCTGACAACGGCATGGGTGCGTAACAATTGGCGCGATTTCCAGCTTGCGTCTGAGCGTGAGCCGTTTTGGATTGCATGGCGTCCGGGTGACAACGGCGACGTTGCCTATGCCATGTTGGATGAAACGCCGATCCCGCAAAATATGGGCATCCGCGATCTTATGTCGGTGTCCATGTCGATCCGGTCGCGGGGGTATGATTGATGTTTGACGAGACTACGCCCGGTCGAGAGCCGATCCAGATCGTCGAAATCCAGCAGCCGTTTTGCGAAAACACATATGGCTCCGCACCCTGCACGGCATCCGGCGGCGCGGATGTTAAATGCTACAACACCCGCGCGACGTGCCAAGACACGGCTAACTTTGCGCTCGGCACACCTCTGAGCCTGTATTTCTGCAAGGATGGCATCCTGCCGACGCTCAATCGGTCGCAGGCGCAACACAAAGACGGCGAACTTCTTAGCGGCGGCGATTTCGCATATGCGACAACTGACGTTGATGCGACCATGCCCCTCTATCTTATTCCGTCGCTGGTCAGTGTCTCGACCAGCCCGACAAAGATCAACCTGGCCGGGGCGAATAGCGATGCGCAAGGCATCGGCAACCGGGCGCTATGTTCGATTACGATTAAGGATCACCCGCACACAGACAGGGTTGTTGATCCTTACGTTGATGGCCGGTCGTGGAACCCGCTGGACAAATCGCGTGGGTCGTTTTGGACGCGATGGCTTGTGCGGAACAAATACCGCCAAAATGTCGTGATCAAGGTGTACGAGGGCTATGAAGGGCAGGCGCTGGATGAGATGAACGTCCGCACCTTTTTCTTGGACAGCGTGACGTGGCCAGACGCAAGCGGGAACGTCAGAATACAAGCAAAGGATGTTCTAGCGCGGTTGGAAGAACGGAAAGCGCAAGCGCCTCTGGCATCACCCGGAATGCTTTATTCTGGCATTTCTGACAGCGCCACAAGCTTTGAAGTGGCTAACGCGGTTGAAGCTGATTACCCGGCAAGCGGCACGTTGCGCGTGGGTGATGAAATCATGACCTACACCGGGCGCGCGACCAGCGCTAACGGCATCACCTTTACCGGCGTAACGCGCGGAACGGATAATAGCACGGCAGACAGCCACGAAGTTGATGCGGCGGTGCAGGAGTGTCTGCGCTATGCCGTAGAACGGGCCGACGATATCGTCGAAGACCTCATGACGACGTACGCGGGTGTTGATCCGACTTGGCTTGACACGACAGGCTGGGCCACTGAGTTTGACACATACATGTCATTCTACAACCTCACTGCATTGATCACCGAACCGACCGCCGTTTCAAAACTGATTTCCGAATTGCAACAGCAGGCCATGTTCTATCTCTGGTGGGATGAGCGCGAAACCCTGGTCAAGTGGAAAGCCATTCGCGGGATTGACGCTGAACCGCCGACGATCACGGACAGTGACAATATCATGTCCGGTCAAATGTCGATTTCGGAAAAACCGCGCGAGCGCGTTTCGCAAATCTGGGTCTACTATAACCGCGAAGACTTCGCAAAATCTGCGGATGACGGAACCGCCTATAATAGCCGGTACATCATTGCCGATCTGGAAAGCGAAACTGACGAACTTTACGGCGAGAAGTCCATCCGCAAGATGTTTGGCCGGTGGCTGGCAACAGACGCTCTGGCGCAGAACACCGCGTCAAAAATCATTACGCGGTATGTTGATGTACCGTCGCAAGCGCGGTTCGCACTGGACGCAAAGGATCGGTCCTATTGGATCGGGGATACCGTCAAGATCAATCACTACCTTGACGTTGACCAATACGGCGACAGGCAAGAGCGCAATTGGACGATCATCAGCGCCGAAGAAAAGGTGCCGGGTGAAATCATCGAGTATCTGGCAGAAGACACCACGCTCTATGGCCGTATCCATTACATCATGGCAGGCGGAACGGCAGATTATCCGGGATATGATAGCGCGCCGTTCAAAAACTGCTATATTGGTGATGCGAATGGCCTTCTGAGTGACGGGCAAGAAGCAGGGAAAATATCGTGACGACATGGCTAGAAATTGCAAACGGCGACGTTGATCAGGATAGCCCGGTCACGCAGCCACTCATGACCGGCTTGCGCGATAACGTGCGGGCGGCTGCGGAAGGTTCAACCGGCGCACCTGTGCTTTCGGCTGGCTGGCATCCGTATGACAAGGCAGACACCGATAGTTCCGCAGTCGGTGATGTTTACGACTTTTCGACTGATGGCGCTTTGGCCACTGTGACCAGCCCCACATTCGAGAATGGATACGAATATGCGTTCATTTTTGACGGCGTGTCGTCAAACAACGCTTCGGCCACCACACTCAACATCGCCCTTTATCGGGATACTTCTGCCGCGTATTCAACAGCGCTTCCAATCATGTCAGGACTAACAGGCGCGTCTGAATTGGTTTTTGGCACATTGCAAGTGCAGCTTCCGCGCGTTGCGCGCTGGATGCACAGCACAAAATGGATTGCTGAGGGCCACTCTATCACGGGGTCAAGTCTTAGCGTAACCAGCGGCACCGATGCCAATATAACAACCGGCGCTAAACAGACTGTGTCTCTGGCGCGGTTTTCGTTTAACTTCGGAAGCTTTGACGGGGGAACAATACGAATGATCCGAAGAAGGGAGTACATCAGTGGCTAGACACCTTGTTTTTGACCGGATCGAAGAGGAAGTCGAAGAACTTGTTCCCGTTCGCGGCACAATCGTAAACAGGCGCGGGATCAAGGCCCCTGGCGTTGTGTTTGAAAAGAAAGTCGTGACTAAAGTGCGGCATGTGAAGCGGATTGTGGAGGATGATGAATGACTTTTTCCGCAATTTCTGGCAAGAATTGACTAAGACCACCTACAGCCACAAAGGACAAATCTCATGGCTACCATCTCACTGTTCAATCATACTGCGAACCTATTCGCGGATGGGTCCAACGCAGAAGGCGACACCTATACGGTAAAGCTATATTCCGCCCTGACGCCTGACCTGACAGACACGACCCTCGCGGAAGTGGACGCAACTGGCACGGAAGCAACGGCGGGCACCGGCTACACGTCTGGCGGTCAGAACCTCGCCAACGTGGCAGTTGCGACTGTCACCACCAATGACGCGAGTTTTGACGCGGATGACGTTGTGTGGACCGCTTCCGGTGGTTCGATCGCTGCAACGCACGCCGTCATTTACAATAACACCGATGCTGACGATCCACCTCTTGCGGTCATCGACTTTGAAGGCACGGAAACGGCTGGTGACGGCACCGAGTTCCGCATCGTCTGGAACGCATCGGGCATCTTCACCTTCACCGTTTCATAAGAGGGTTTGACCCATGGTAAAGCTCGCTAACCGGGCGAAAATGTCAACCGCCACGACCGGGACCGGGACAATCACTCTCGGTTCCGCCGTGGCCGGTTTTCAATCTTTCGCTGACGCCGGTGTCGCGGATACTGATGTTGTGTCCTATACCATTCAGGATGGGACTAACTGGGAAGTCGGAACGGGCACCTACACCGCATCGGGCACCACCCTATCCCGGTCAGTCTCTGAAAGCTCTAATGCGGATGCGGCCATTAGCCTGAGCGGCACGGCGGTTGTATTTGTTACGGCACTGGCAGAGGACGTCCAACAGCCACCTTCTGAGGGTGCTTTTGTTGATGGTGACAAGACCAAGCTTGATGGCGCAGCCCCATTAGCTTCCCCGACATTCACCGGGACCGTCACT